AGAATAAGTTGTGCCTTCAAATATTTTTTCAATATATTCCTTTGCGTATAATGCAGGTCTAAAAGCTGAAACGCTAAAATCGTCTTTATTACTTGATACATTCCCGTAATCAATTAATGGATAATAGTAACCTGAACCGTTTATTGTATTCCAACTGTTTTGTATTGAAGTAACGTTCCAAGTATGGTTATATTCGCTAAAATCCAAGTCTTCTAAGCGCTTGTTTCCTAATTCAGTAATAAAGCCACCTAATTCACCAAATACGGCGCATTGATATTCTGTTGTGCCGTTATTTGATACTATTTCAAGTATGCGCATAACTCCTTTGAATATCTGTATTTTATCAATAAATACTTCGCATTTAGCAGCTTGCGCAGGTGTAAAGTTTGCATTTACGTTAGGCAATTCCGCATTATATTCTGTTGAAGTTCCTAAATCAAAAGCAAACCCTAATATTTTATTGTTTCTTGACGTTGCAGGAATTGAAATTGTACGGCTAAACGAAGTATTGCGACTTCCGAAGTCGTTTACGTCGTCAATAGAATATGTAAAGTTTGTCCCAATATCTTGCAACAAATCAATCAATTGATTTTCAATATAAATTTCGGTTCTAATCATTATCTGTATTGACTGTTTAAATATTTACCAACTTCAACTTCCAAATCAAAATTAAATAATCTGTCAGCGACTTTGTATTTGTATTGATAGTTTGTATTGTTAATTGTCACAGGGAAAAATGCACCTTGCACTTCCATATAAATAATTGGTGACGCAACTAATTGAGCAAGCCAAGCATAATCTTGGTCATTAACCCAATCTGAAGTCAAAGAATAAAAATCAGTATGCTGAATTGCAAAGTTGAAAGTTGTTTCATTGTATTTGTTATACACGTCAATATTTGTCATTTCACTACCTGATAATTGATACGGATTGCGTCGGTATGAAGAACGTTCAAATTGACTTCTTCGCTTATTGACAAGTCTGAATGCCATTGTATCGTATCCGCCAAGTCTGTTAAGGAAGTGAAGGTTATACTGTCTGTACTTGGGGTTACATACCTGTCTGAATCGTAAAACCCTTGTTGTTGCTGCGCCAAGCGTAATATAAACATTGTACCCGTATGTGTTTTCTGTGATTATTGTTGAACCCGCCCAAGCATTGATTGCCGCAGCTTGGAAATTAAACAAATTAAATTGTCCGGTCATTGTAATTCCGCCACTAACCGCAGTTCCCAAAGTTCCGTTTTCATTTGTTGGCTGAACCCAAAGTTTATATGTGCCGCCTGTAATCTTTAAAAATGTAATAAAAAATTGGTCGCCGTATTCAATAGGAATATCCCCATTGTCGCGGTCTGATAACCAATCGTCCGTGTAATTCTCAATAAGTAAATTGTCATAATAATTGGACAATACTAAAGGTACGTCGCCATTTTCTGTAAATATATCACCGAATAAAGGTGCATAATAGTTATAAGCAGAATAAGAACCTGAAGCCAAGTTTGCAACTACTGCACCGCTTACTTCTTCGCCTATGCGCACTTGATAGTCAACTTTTATTTTATCATTTGAAGCCATTAAAACCGTTGTACCTGAAGGTTCAAAGTAATTGGTTACGTATGCGCGCACCATTGGGGACGCATTAAATACGCCATAACTACCTTCGCCACTTGGTGCAGGGAATACTTTATTTCTGCTTACCTGTGCGCCGTCAATATAAACGTCGTACACAAATTTAAAGTTTGTAACCCCAACGTTTGTTGAAGAAGCCACAAACCAAAGGTCGTCGTGCATACTTGGATATGTAGCCGGTACACTATTTACTGTTATTGCCATTGTTTGATTCTATTTTATTTCCTATTTGTCTAATTTGTATTTGAACGTCACCGCCAAAAGCAACTGCCATTGTTGCAAAGAAGTCTTTATTAAATACCGACTTAACTGCATTGTCAAAATAAGCCGTTGTTTTTAAACCGTCCCTTTTGATTGCCGCAGCCGTAGCGTAAGCCAAGTTTTTCAAAGAATCAGCTTTATTGACAACTTGTTTAAGCTTTTTGTTTTTTCTTTGTGTTTTACTTAACTTTTTTGTTTGTGTTTCTGAAGTCGTTTTTGCTTTGCCTAATCTGTACCATTGCAAAATTGACGTCGCCATTTTCTTATTTGGGTATGGTGTTTTATATTGATATGGCGTATCTGAAGCAACTTTTTTAGGTTTTGCATTTAAACCGCCAACACCACGAACCCCCTTGTTTATAAACTTATAATAAACTGAAGCCGGGTTATCTTTGTCATATCCCAAATACATTTCATAATCATTGCCAAATTTTACAATCTTTGGTGCAACTAAATCCCCAATCTTACCTGAAGCAATTGAACCGCTTTTATTCAGGTTCTTTTGCACTTGGTCATTAAACTGTTTACCGTAGAATATAAGCATTTGTTCAGCAATATTAAATTCAGTCGGGTCAATAAGGTTATATTGTTCGCCGATTGTTTTTAAAAAACCGTCCCTAATTGCTTTTGCCTGTGCTTTGGCTTCACTCATACAAATAAATAGCTATTTCAACTCTAAATACCGCCAATAGAAAAACCCCGCTAAATAACGGGGTCTTCTTCATTTACTCATAACATAAAACCAACTATCTTTGCCGCTTTGCTTCTTCGCGGTCGTATGCATTTTTTGACTTTAAATACGCCATTGTGTTCAAAAATTCCAAAGTCTTCATTTCAAAAGCTTCTGAAGTTCTAATATTTTCGTGTTCGGCAACAAGTTTGGCGGTATAATGCCACCCGTAGATTCGCATAAAAGCAACACCACCGAATCCGCTTGTTCTGTCGTCATTCCCGCTTTCATCATTTCCGCCTTCATATAGTCCCGCGAAACTTCTATCCAATTTCTGTAAACTTGATAAAAAAAAACCAACGAATGATAAACGTGTATAAAGTTAGCTTCTTGCATATCCGCAGCATAGTCTTCGTGCTTGCTTGCGTCGTATTTGTCGTCAACCCATTTGCCGAACCAAGTCTTCTTTTGCGGTATAACCATTGACGCAGCTATTTTGTGCAGGTTTCCCAATGTGTCTTTGCTGAATACCTTGCTTTCAATGTAACGTGCCGCCGGCATATTCTTAATATCGTAATTCATTCGGTAACGTCTGCCATTGACAACAATAAAGTCAACCGGTTTACCTTCAATTGGTTCGTCTAAAAATGCCAAGTCTTGGCGCATTTCTTTTAATGTTTCAATGCTTAAACTGTCAATCTGATATTCAGTCAGTCCGCTAATTACCGCCAATTGTTTTACTTCTTTGTCTAATTCTGTCCAATCCTTTTCAGGGTTGGTAATTATAGGCATTAATTGTTGGTACTGCCAAAGGGTTAAATTATTCCATTTCATAGCACGAAGTTAGTAAAAGATTATCAATATCGTCGTCAGTTTCGCACATTTCGTCAATTTTATTTAAAACGTCTGCGCAGCTAAACGGCTGACCTGTTTTGCATTGTTGCTCAACCCATTCGCGAAGTTCAATTAATTCCTTCATAGATTATTTGTTTATAAGTTTGTAAAATATAAGTTTAGCACATTCCCAACATATTATTGATAAAACTATTATCATAAAAATTTATTTAACCCGTTAGCGCTTGACATAATCGCTTCAGCGCGTTGCGTTAAGCTTTCAATTTGGCTTTTAATTTCTTCTTTGTCATTGCTGCAATAATAACCGTTTGACGTCGCTATTAACGGCAATATGCCTTCTGCCCTTATAAAGTTAACTATTTTTCGCAACCTGACTTCAGAAAAGTTTAGTTTTAAACCCAATGTTTCACGTTTGCCATTGATTGACTGTACAATTTCAGGCGCTTTAATTGGGTTGTCTTTTGTCTTGGTGCTAAATCCTTTTATCAGAATTGGCACTAACTTCTTTTCTTCGTCGGTCATTTCCCTTGTAAGGTATTCAAAATTTGTTATCATAAAGTATTATTGGTTAATATCTGCCAATGCTAATATACGCATTTTTAATTGTTTAACTTCTAATTCTTTAATTCCTAAACTTATTTCAAGTTGTTTAATCTTTTCAATTAAACCTTCAATTTCCAATTCCATTAAAGTCGTCTGTTTTAGTTCGTAGTAATTAGGCATTTTGGTCAATTTTAGTTTGGTCAATTTGGTTTTCTGTCTGTTCGTCCTGTGCAACTTCTTCTTCGTCGTCGTCTTCAAAGTCGCAATGCTCTAAGCAATCCGGACAAATGTCCATTTCAGTAAAGTTTGTATGTGCGCCGCAGCAAGTTGAATATGGCATATTATAGGTTTTCAATTAAAGCGGTTAACAATAAAGCGCCGGCAATGATAGCAAAGAACCAACCCATACCCAAAGAATCTTTGGCGTATTGCTTTTGACGGGCAGCTAATAATTCCAAATGTTTTTCCTGTGGTGTTTTTAATTTGTTTGGCATAGTTGTAAGTTTTAAAATGTGCGTTGGACAGTCGCACCCCTGCGGGGGATAGTAATTAAATTTTAAAATCTTTGTATGTTTTAGAAAGTTGTTCTGTTTTGATAAATTTTGGTTTACTCTTTGAACCCTTTATTTGACAAAGTGTTTTATCGCCTTCGGTTTGCAATGCGATATATACCATACCTTGCCAATAATAAGAATTGATTCTAAAAAATTCGTTTGGTTCTAATTGTGTTTTCATTGTTATTTGCTTTTGTTATACAAATATAGTATCAGTTATATACACCTTCCAAACATATTGCCAACTATTTTTCAACTTTGTGATGAACGGTAAATAATAAGGATAAACGGTTTATCAATCATAAATGAGCCGATTATGAATCATTTACGCCTCAAAGTTGCCTAATAAAGCAACTTTTGTGATTGATTAAGCAAAGGCGTAACGCCCTGAACCGCGCTTAACATTGTGATTCTGCCAAGCCAATGCCAATGAAACAACGCAATCGTCGTGGAATCCGGACGGCGCTGAATACCTTACACCGTTTGCGGTAAACTGATATTCAAACACGTCTAATTCGTCCACAATAACCCCTTCAGGAAATCCAATTTTAGCTTGTTGAATGGCTGAAGCTAAACCTTCCATTAATTGTTGTTTGCTTTGACTTGTAAACTTTAAACCTTCAATGTTTACACCTTCACGCAATAAGTCTTCAAGTATTGGGTCACCAACACCCGTTGAATCCACGATTATAGGCGCAGGCGGCAATCTTTTTATGGTTTCCTTAGTGTTATGCCAATCCAATTGGAAGCGGTCAAAATAAGCCACGTTGCCGCTTTTATCTAAGCCGATAATAACAGTAAAGTCAACAGACTTTGCAAGGTCAATACCGTAACAAACAATTGTCTGTGCTGATAATGGTTTTATGCAACGTCTTATAAATGCGTTTCCAAAAGGGTTGGCGCTATTTTCTGCGGGGTCTGCTAAGTATTCCTGATTAAATACGACTTCAGGTAATTGTATTCGGGCGTCGTCTATTTCGCGGGGGTTTATGTGCGGGTTGTCGTAGGTGCTAAATTTAAAGCTTTGCCAATCATTTTCGCCCTGCTTCATAAATAGGGAATAAAAAAAGTTTTTGCCACGTGGTGTTGAAAGGAAAACCGCACGCCCTTCATAATCGGTCAGCGTTGGGCGTATGCTATTTGACCAACCGTCTTCAAGGTCTGAAATAAAAGCAGCTTCGTCAATAATAACCAAATGGAATTTACGACCGCGCAAGTTGTCCAACCTTTCACCTGTAAAGAATTCAATTGAACCTTCGTTTGGACAATAGATTTTAAGCTTTGATATATTGTTTTTAAATGGCAATGTCTTTGTCAGGCGTTCAAAGAATACTTGCGCCAATCCGTATGTCGGTGTGACGTATGCAACTGACCCGCCTTTTAAAGCTTCTGTGATTCCAAGTATCTGTGAAAGTTCTGACTTACCAAAACGACGTCCGCACATAACGACAATAAAACGTTTATTGGAATCCAATATTTGCCTTTGGTTAATATGTGGTGTTGGAAGTTCTATGCGCATAATGTAAAGATATGCACTTTGTAATCTATTTACAAAATGGTTTTGCCGTCAACAAATACAACTTCAATTCGTGAATCCTGTTGAACGTCAACCTGTTCTTTTGGTTTACCGTAAACACGGGACAATAAGGTGTCCATTGAATAAAGACTTCCGTTATTCATTGACTTAGTGATTGCCTTTGCAACAGTCATTTCAAGCACAGTTGCGTCCGGGTTCTTTGTCACCGCTTCCAATTCCTTTGGGGTCATTGACATTAACGCCTGTATTGAATCGTTTATTTCGTTTAATTTGTAGCCTTGTTCTTTTAACAGACTAACGTATTTTCTTGGTCGCCCTTCTAAGTTGCGTCTTGAATCTTCGCCCGCTTTGAATGGTTTTAAACCTGATATATTTTTTGCCATAATTACACAGTTTGAACACAGTTTAACGTCCCTGACCTTTATAAGCTTTTGGTCTTGGACTGTGTTTGTTGAAACTCTTTTTAGCGTGTCCGCGCTTTCTTTTACCGAATGATACTTTGCGACTGTCTTGTTTAACCTTTGCCATTTAATAAGTTATTATGAATTTCCTTTAAATATTGATAATGTGTCTTTGTGTCGCCCATAACAACGTGACAATATCTGCATAAAGCTTGTAAATTGTCAATTGTATCTTCTTTTTTAGTTCCCCCCATTCCCCGTGCGTCTATGTGGTGAATGTCAACTGCTCTTTGTCCGCATACTTCGCAGGGAATAAAGTCTTCTAAACCGTAGCCAAAATAATCAAGATAAATTTTAGTGTGTTTCTTCATCTATTTGTTTAAGCTTCTTTTGCGCCCATTCAACACCTTCGTTGCCACCCCAAGCCAACCACATTAAAGCGCCACAATCTGTTTTTGGGTCACCCTTTGAATTTTCCCTATGCCTTTCAAAAGACGACATTCTTGCAATTGTGTCCCTTGTAATATTTTCGCCCTTTGCTAATTGGTTAGCGCGCGCCCAACCAACAGGCGTTCCGCAATTACGGTCGTATTGGTTTCGTATGTTTATTGCTCTTTGTGCGTTTACCCTTGCTGCCTGTGGATAGTCGTTATAACTGTCAACCATTGAAACACGTATTGCCGCCCATACGCTTTGCGCTTTTTCTTCTGTTTGGTATATACAAGAACCGTTGCCAATTCTATATTTCCCGTTTGAACATTTAATTACCGGCATTGCCTATTAGTTTTTTATAAATAGCGAATCGGTGTTTATTTACTTCGTGTAAATTGAAGTTCTTATTGCAATACTCGTATAAAGCGTTTCCGTAGCTTTTACGGGCGTCAGGGTCTTTGGTTAATAGTTTTATCCAATAGTACCAATCCTTTTGGCTATTGACGTGACAGGCGGGATAAAATCCTTTGTACGGGTGTACGTTACTGACAATGGCGGGGTTTTTCTTTGCTGCGGTTTCAAGTACCTTTAAATTAGACTTCATTGAATTAAACTTTGAATCAATTAATGGTATTAATGAAATATCTGAATCCGCATAGGTTGCCATATATTCGGTAACCTGATTAAAATTGTAAATAGTTGGGTTTAGTTTCAATCCGTTT